CAGCAGTTTTTGAGTTTGGTATGGAAAGTTTGTTTGATCTGGTAGAGTTTTATAATAAACTGTATCGCCTAGCTGAGTTTTTAGAAATAACATTTGTACCCGATCAAGAACTAAGTGATTTATTGGAAGAATTTTTAACTAGAAATCAAGGATGGCAATATTACAAAGAATCTAAACACCTGGTACATGCTGTGATTGCAGGAAACAACATTGAAGTTGTCAGTAATGAAATATCACAGGCATTGATCAATAGTTTGTTGTCAAAATCTGTTGGAATATTTGATGGAGAATTGTTTGATAATGATAGTTATCCTAGCAACACTTGCCAGTTATGGAACATGGTGGATCAACACTTAAAAACTTTTGATCAGAAATTTTGATATGAAGAAAATTTTTTGTTTTGGTGACGGATTTGCAACTGGACATATATGGCCAGAATGGCCTCAGATTTTACAAACGCTGCTGCCCCAATACCAAGTGATCAACACAGCAGGAGTTGGGGCAGGCACTGAATTTTTAGTTTCAGGATTTGTGGATCTAGTAGATGGTATGCACGACAGCATAGTAATTTTTCAATGGCCTAACGCAAATAGATTCGACAAAATGATTCAAGATGATTCCTGGCAAAATATCATTGCCAATGATCCAACCTATCATTTTAACGTCAATGTTGATGCACAAGGTCGCAAATGGTGGTTGAGTAGCGCCAGCACGGTGCAGGAGGTGCAGGACTATCACAGTTTGTATGTACAACGAAGTCAACGCAATCGTAGACAACAGGTGTATCAGACACTGGTGTCACAGACTGCCGCCAATTTAGATTGTCAAATAGTGCATACCAGCACACTGTTAGCAGACACATTTAGCCAGGATAATCGATTTAGATCAACTCGGCAGACGCAAGTGCAACCGTCACCAATTGTGCATTTTTACTGGTTAATTGAACAAATTATTCCACAAACTGCTATCGCTGTTGATCAAAATTTACAAAAAGAATTAGAATTGTTGATTAATCAAACACTCTGGATTCCATATGACCCTGATCGAGAATCAATATGGTCTGACATAAATGCCAAACTCAAGCAGCAACACCTTTGATCACAACAAAGTTCAACACAATGGCTTCACTGAGTGGACCTGTGCTTCTGTTGCCCACGCTGATTCTACATGAACCAGCAGCAACAGCATCGCACTGAACACTGTAAGCACCTGCTGTGGCACCTGATGCAATGCTGACCATGACCACATCAGTGGCAGCAACAGCACTGTTGGTTAGTGTAAAACTGACTTCTGCAGCCGCTGCCAGGGCTGCTGCATTCATAGTAATCTGACCTGACACTGTGTTCAAGGTAGCTCCGGTGCTTTTGCTTGTGGCTTGTGTTACTGTGCCACCAGCACCTGTGCCATATCCTATGCCAGCAGTGGCGCTGGTAGATTTGATAGATGATGCTGAAGTGATCGACGAAGCTGAAGTAACGGCATTGGTAAAAACGCTCAGGGGACGATTCAGATCAAAGATAGTTATGGTAGTGCCAGAATCAACTGTGGAGAATTCAAATTGATAAGTTCCAGTCGCTGCAAAAGTAATCACACTGGCAGCATATCCCTGAATGCCTGTGGTGCCCAGGCTGACCGCAGCTGGCAAGGTCAGGGTGTATGCTGTGTTGGTAATGTTAATACTCAATCTGATTATGCCTGCTGCACCAGAGGTGGGAAAGTTTGTGAAACTCAGGCTGATGCTTCCTGTGGTGCTGATAGCTTGATAATGTCCTGCACTGTAGTCCACTGCAATAGAGCCGCTGGTGGTAGTGAGTTGAACTGCCACAGCACTGAAGTCTCTAATGGCAGCCGCATAGATCAAGTTGTCCGCCATGTTGTTGTCCAGGATGGTACCAGCCAGTGCGCTCTTGAAAATGCCGTTGTTTTCAAGATCCGTGATCTCAGTTGCTGCTGAGGCAAAGTTGGTTTTGATATTGGTAAAGTTGTCTCTAAAGCCCTGGGTGTTGTTGGGCTGTCCAGCAACTGGAAAGTTGCCGTCTATGTTGTTGGGGTTTATGCTGCTGCTCATAGGTATTCCTTGTTGTAGATATTTATTGTCTCGTAGAAATCGCTAAATAATCCAAAGGCCCGCGAACATGCAAAAAAAGACCCGAAGTATACTGGAAGAACTCGACACGTTGTATGTAGAACGTGATCGTCGTTTGATCATAGAAACTCGAGCTGACAGCATTATTGCCAGTGCCATACGACTGATTGAGCAAATAGAAACAGAGTTTGGTGCTGACCAAGCTGACAATCTCACAAGAAAATTGCTCAACGCCATACGAACAAAAGATGCTGGAAAGTTTTCCAGATCAGTTAGGAAAACACATGCAGATTCATGAATTGACTCGCCGTAAACTTGTGCAAGAAGCAAGTCTCGGTGGTGCCATTGCTACCAGCATTGCTACCCAGGCAATCAACAAGGTGTTACCCGGAGTAAATGCTGCTGCCGGCACTGTGACTTCTGGTGGCAATGCAGCCTCCGCTGCCGGAAAATTTTCACAGGAAATGGCCAAACCTCTTGCATCTCAGCTGCAATCAGCATGGACACAAATGGTGCAGTCCAAACTGAAAGATTCTGGAGTTACAAGTTTATCACAAATTGCCAATCCAACAGAAGCTGCCCAACTAAAACCTCGCCTGGCGCAGTTAATCAACAAAATGGTTGGCGGCAGCGGCTACAGCCAGGTAAACTATATGCAACTGCCTGGTATGGTTCAGAAAGACCCGGCCACACAGGAAACTGCATATACCGCAGTTGAAACTATCACACAAATGATAGATGAAATTTACAAAGAGACACTGACTCCGTCTGGTGCTGCTGCGTTGACAAATAGCTTTTTGACATTGACACAAACCGGCGTGTTACCAGCACAACAACTATTGCAATTCAACAGGCTAACTGATCCAAATCAGCCTGCTGCTCCAACTTCAACTCCTGCTGCAAAAGAACTAGCAAAAGAACTAGGTATTGATGCTGCGGGACTTGCAGCGGGCCAGGCTTCTGCTCGAAAAGACCCGGCCAAGGCCCTGCAGGCCTATAAAGAACTAATGAACATAAGATGAAACATCTATTAGAAGGCGGCAATGTATTCAAAGATGCTCAGGGTCAGCCACTAACACAACGCATCAATCAGGCTGACGTGCCTGCTACTATTGCCTGGGTTGAGCAGGTGACAGGCATCGAATTTCCTGAAGATCGTTGGCTGGGCAGCACTGGCCGCAAGCCCACATCTGGTGACCTGGATCTGGCTGTGGATCTCACTGAAGTTTCAAAAGAACAACTGGCTGGAATACTCACACAATTTGTACAGAGTCAAGGAGCCGATCCTAGGGAATATGTGGTCAAAAAAGGTGAGGTGCATTTCAAAACTCCCATCCGCGGCGACTCCAAAAAAGGATTTGTACAAACAGACTTCATGTTCTTTCCTGATCTAGACTGGGGACAATTCTACTATGGTGGATCAGAAGAATCAGCTTTCAAGGGCATGAACCGCAATGTGCTCATGAGTTCGATTGCCAAACAGGCCGGCCTCAAAGTGGGTGCAAATGGCATGTTCAGTCGCACCACAAATCAACTGGTCAACGGTGGCATGGATCCAGACTATGTTGCCAAAACATTGTTGGGTGCAAATGCCACTCGTGACAATCTCAAAAGTGTAGAATCAATTTATGCTGCGCTGGCAACTGATCCTAAACGTGATGCCAAGCTCGCAGACTTTCGTGAATATCTAGACCGCGAAGGCTTGCAAGAACCAACATCCGTGGCCGAAAGTGACACACACTTCCTGGCACGTCTGCGTGATCGTATTGTGAATCGTGGCTATGTTGCCTTGGTAGAAGCTGAACAAGCTGGCGTGGGCGGCAGAGCCAAGGGCATTGAACACCTGGAAGACCTGGTGTTTCGTCGAGGCACACAAGGCATTGTGGATGCGCTGGAAATTGTAAAACAAGCCACAGAGTCACCCAAAACTATCACTGCCAAGTGGGATGGAAAGCCTGCTGTGATATTTGGTCGCAAGCCTAGTACAGGCGAGTTTGTGCTCACAGATGGTTCGGGCTTTGAGGCCAAGGGCTATGATGGTCTTGCTACCAGTCCCAGAATGATGGCTGACATACAAAACAGACGTGCAGGCGACAGAACCGAATTGATCAACTTGTATGCACAGCTATTCCCTGTGCTAGAAGCTGCACTACCTGCCAACTTCCGTGGATATGTCAAAGGCGACTTGTTGTACATGTCAACTCCTCCTGAAATTGCAGGCAACTATGTGTTCCGTCCCAACACAATTGAGTACAAGATCCCTGCTCGAAGTGCGCTGGGTCAACGCATTGGTGCTAGCACAATTGGCATTGCCATACACTCAATGTATGCGGATGTGGGCGATGCACGTCAGCCACTCAAGGGTGTGACGTTTAATCCTGTGCCAGGCCTGATGCTGGAACGTCCTGCTACTCCTGGCACAATAGCCACAGACAGCAACCTGGAAAAACAACTGCGCAGTCTGGTGCGCACAGACGGTGCTGCCATCAACACCTTGTTTGATCCTGCTGAACTACGCACCCACAAGATTACAGATCTTGCCAAGCTGTGTGTGGACTTTATCAACACCAAGGTTGGCAGCCCACTCAACGGTGCTACGCTATTGCCAGAATTTGGTGACTGGTTACAAACCAAGGTAACTTCGCAAAAGTTCCGTAACATTGTGGAATATCTGCAGAGTCCCAGTTCAAATACCGCAGCCCTGGCCGCAGCTTTTACTGCATTTATTTTGTTGCATGATCTCAAAATGAACATTCTAAAACAGGCTGACACTCAGCATCCAGGGCAAGAAGGTTGGGTCATGGCCACTCCTGCAGGCTATGCCAAGGCTGTGAATCGCTTTGATCCCAATGCTTTTGCGGCTCAAAATCGTCAGAGAAATAACCCTCAAGAAGCGTGATTTTTCCAAACTGACTAAATAAAAGCAGGGACCATGTGTCCCACTAACTTAAAGGAAATTTATCATGGCAGTATTTACAAAAGTAAACGGAACTACACAACCAGTATTTGCACTGGACGTGGCAAACGGTTCCATCGCAGGAACAGCCAACGTGGCAGCACAAGGCCCAGTTCAGATCCAAGGTCCAAAACTTGACTTCTTCACTTTGACAGCTAACGCCGCGTTGACCAACGCTGGTAACGTTAACGGTTACTTGAACAACGTGTTGACATCTGTTCAACAACTTGGTACAATCGCAATTTACCAAGCCGGCGCAACAGCTGGTACAATCAGCTTGGCTATCTATCCAAGCGGTGCGTACACTACAACTACTCTGGTTGCTGCTGCTCAAACAGCCAATGCAACTGGTGGTTTAAACATTGGTATCCCAACTGCCAACGTGAGTGCTACAGCTAGCTTCACTAACCTGTAATCAGTTTAGACCCACAGCAACCCCGGACGTAAAAAATCCGGGGTTTCTTTTTGGCATTAAATACTCCTAGAATGAAGATAACATGCCGCACACTTTTTGATTGTAGTCTTACAGGCGTTACTGGACATTTTCGTTCCAGCGAAATACCATTCCGTGATCGTGTGGGGCAGATGGTACACAATCAAGCAGACTGGAATCACAGTCGCAACCAACAACGCAACTGGGAAACTCTGCTGCAAATCATTGGCCTGCGCACTCAGCCGCAGGATATCTCGGTACCTGAACATCGCAACGGTGTCTGGGAGTTTGAATTTAGATCAGAATCTCCGGGTGTGTTTGAAATGCACAACAATCCAGATCCGCTAGCAGGACTCAAGAGTGATTGCGAAGGCGTGCCCATGATGCTGAATCTTACTGAGCAACCTGCCATGGCTCCCACAATTGCCACGTCAGGCACAGATCAAAACATTTGGTTCTCTGCGGTAAATACATCAATGGAGTAATGATTAATGGACACTACTGAAATTGAAAAAAAGAGCCTGGAAGCCCACGTTGAACTGTGTGCCGAGCGCTACAAGTTGCTGGAACTTAAACTAGATTCTTTGGAAACAAACATTGGCAAAGTAGTTGATACCATGGCTGCCCTTCGTGCCATGATGGAAAGATCTACTCAAAAAAGAACTGATCAGTTGTTGAGCTGGGGCCTAGGAATTATTGGTGTGTTGCTGACCACTATAGGCTGGTTGGCAACACATTACATACGGACGCTATGATACAAAAACAACAGCAAAAACTTGACCGTTGGGCTGAACGTGAATTCAAACGTCATGTGAACCAAATTATAGTAACTGATGACGAAGGTGCTGTGATTGTGTTTGGCAAGTATCGTATTGTGACTGAATCAGACTGCGCCAGAGTTTATTCCTGGGACCGCGAAATAAGCTGTTTCAGCAACAAACGTGTGGCCATGAGCTGGTGTACAGCAGACATACAACATCAGTACGGGCTGACCAACATGATCATGATTTTAGATCGTAAAAAACAAACACTGGCTGCTGACATATACTGCCGTAGTAGTGTGGCCCGGCAAAGTCGCAACGAAGATTTCTACGAAATTACAACTACAAAAATTCAGCCAAAAATAGCTCAGTACAATTTGGTAAGTACTGAACTGGAGAAATGTGTAAACCAGGCTAAATACATACAGATTAGAGGATTCAACAATGAAACTGACAGAACTATCGGCACCTAAGCCATCAAAGCAAATAGCCAAAGTATTCGAAAGTTACTTTGGTTCACGTATTAGTTTTGACCAACTTACTCGTGGCCAAAC